TCTGGTGTTAGTCTGAAAGGAGAATCACCAATAATAAATGCTGTCAAGCCCCTGTCAAAGTTTAGACTAATCATTTCACCAATTAGTTCTGGATAACCTGGAGTTGCCATTAAGTTAAACAATCTTGATTCGTCGTCGCGGATTTCGTCGTTGTTGTTTACAACAGCTTGTAATGCTTGTACAACAACTTTACGTTGTGCTAAACGTCCAAAACTTCCTGAACCATCTGGCTGGTTTCCTGACTCAGTTACCCAACGATGTGGATAATAATTTGTCATTGCTTCGTCGCCAAAACGATCATTTTCTGCACTTGTGTCTATGTAGTTACGCTCAAAACGCTTTACATTAAATCCACTTCTACGTAAGTTCCATAGTAACATACCTCTTGGATATAATGCTGGATCAGGTGCGTCTGGATCTAAGTAATCGCTTACTAACAATTCTGCAATGGTGCCGCTAGGTGCAGTTGGATTAGTTCCTCCTGTGCCGCCACTTGTTCCGTAACGTGCATCTGCAAACAGTACACCATTTTCTGTAGTTTGATCCGAAGTATCTAATGCAGAACCCCATCTAACAACATCTGTATTACCGCGTGTGCTATTATAAACGTAAATAGTTGGATAGTTTTCAAGATCTGCTGTGCTTATCCAAATATCACCTGTTACTAACGATCCACCATTACTTTGTTCTGTTGGCATGCTTGCACTAACAATAGGTCCGTTAGGATCAGTTGCTGAAGAATAATAGTTGCCATAACCTTCCCAATTAGTTCCGTTATGTATCATAATATCAACTTCGTCAACTACACTGCTATACCACAATTGACCATTTGAAGCAAGTGAAGTAACACTGTCTGCACTTGCAGTATAGTTTAAATCATTCCAGTTGCTTGCAATTAGTTGTTTAGGGGATGTGCTTGCATCAGTTCCATCTACATAATAAAGATTTGCTGTCCATAAACTTTCAGCTACAGGAGTTGCTTCGTCTTTTGCTTGGAATCCGCATGCTGTAAGCAATCCGTCTGTATCAACTAGTTTAATTTCTCCACCTAAGGAATGAGTAATTACTAGTCTATTGCTGGCATCTACAGAAGCAACAACATTTGTAATATTAGAAGCATTGATAGCATCTGCAATATCGTCTGCATCACCTGTAGTACCGTTTGTTGTAACAGTTACAGTTGTAGCGGAAGAATAACTTGCGGTACCATCGTCAGTTGCCTGAATAGTAAATGTTTCTGCGCCTCTTGCACCAGGTGCAGAGCCTGTAATTGGATTACTTGTTATAGATGTTTCACCAGCAACTTTTCTTCTATAAAAACTAAATGTAAATTGTTTTTGTACATCATCTGCAACATTTGTTTTTGCAAATAAATTACCAATTGATAAATTTGCGCCGCCGCCTGTTGCATCTAAGCCATATAGTGCATCTGCAGAACTGTCATACAACGGACAAGGTACTGTATCAAATAATAATGTTTCGCTGTTCCATAATTTAACAAGTAAATTTGCACCTTTGTTAGGCGAACTTGTTTTGAACCATATACTTCCTGTTGGTCTTGCACTTACACCATTAGGTTGTCCTAATGCTGTATCTGTATCTTTAAAGGCTGGTACTGAAGTATGCTTGCTTATTTGCACTATAGGTGGAAAATATGTACCAGCAGTAATACCTACTAATGTCAATGTAGCTGCTGTCCCGCCAATTAAAATATCGCCACTTGCAGTAGAATCAACTGCTGCTGAACCTGTACCGTCACTGTAAATTTCTAAATAGCCATCAACTACCGCAGCACTAACACCTGTTATTGTTGCAGAATTAATATTCCCTGCTATCACAGAAAGTGTATCACCATTACTTACTGCAATAGAAGAACCATTAATTTCTATATTTCCTGCACTCGAGACATCTGCTGTTGCATTTGCAACAGATCCTTTAATAGTTGGCCATGATTTAGACCAATTGTCGCTTCCTACTGCTACCCATGCACCGCTTGCATTTTTGTACCATAGTTTGTTTAAACTTGTTACTGCAACTAGTGCATAGTCGCCTATTGCACCAACACTACCTTTAGGTGTGTAGTCTCCGCCAGCATAATCTGCAACTTTTGCTGTGTCAGTAATTACAATAGGCGCTTTGTTTGAAAATGTTTGGCCGCCAGTTACTGTAATAGCAGAAGCGTTCCATTCGAAAATGCCTATTTCTGAATCTGATGTGTCAAACCAATATGTGCCAGCTGTTGGATTAGCTGTAGGTTCGTCTGCTGTTGGTTCTAGTTCGCCTAAATCAATATCAGCTCTTACTACCCATGCTCTGTTACTAACTCCTAGTAATGAGTATGCTGCTTGTAAACCATATTCGTTTAATTCGCTTCCGTTGATCGGATTGTTGTTTGCATCTACTTGGAATACCGGATCCCCAAATGTGTCTGCTAAATCTCTTTGGGAAGTAAGCAAATAAGGTTTTCCTGCGTTTGCTTTTAGTGTTCCTGCTGCTGTTCCTGTTCCTGCTGCGTTTGATTTATTTGAAGCCGAAGCTACAAAAATCATTGGTACTGTACCTGGTTCTGCCGGAGTGTAAAAACTCTCGTCAATTACGCTAACCTGTACACCTGGTGATGTTAATGCCATTATATGTCTCCTGTTGGAAATAGTTTTATTACATGTATTTACCATTCTCTAACGAAAATATAGGATTAAACACTGGTAAAAAGGTACCAAAAAGGTGAGGTAAATACAATATGAGACCGTTATGTAAGTGCGGACAACGTCCAGCAGCAATAAATTACAAAAAAGGAGATAAGTTTTATTACAGAAAACTTTGTGAAAGGTGTTTACGTAACGGCGTTAATCATGGAGTGCCAAAATGGCAACAAAGAGGATATACAAAAAAGGATGTTTGTGAAAAATGTAATTTCTCAAGCAAACATCCTGAACAGTTTAGTGTTTATCACATTGACGGGGATCTAAACAATTGTCGGCCTACAAATTTAAAAACAGTTTGTGCTAACTGTCAACGAATTCTGCAAAAAATCGGTGTCCGGTGGAGGCAGGGAGATTTACGCCCTGATTTCTAAAAATAGTACGCATAAGAATTGCTACATTCTTTTCTAATCTTTTTAGATCGCCATTGTTGTCAATTGTATAATCGCACATCCACTGTTCAATACTCATTGAACTAGGATCTTCCGTAGGCAAATGATCGCAACGATCAACCCAAATAGCATAATCAAAAATTTCTTCATTTTGCATTGCAAAGAACTCTCGTTTATTGCGTAATCCACAATATATGTCGTGTTCGGCAAATAAATTACGTCCTAAACGTGCTAGATCATCTTTACAATAATTGTGTATCATGTTGTACCACTCTGTGCGATGATTGTGCCTATCTGCATAACACTCTTCTTCGTTAGCATACCCGTACTTGTCTTTTAGATCGTTGAATATAAAAAGTTCTGAACAGAACTTAGAACTTGATTGAAATGTATATCCAAAACTTTGTAACATTTCACAGACTGTATCTTTTCCGTGTCTGCCATGACCGACAACTAGTAGTTTAGGTAAAGCCATTATAATTCCTCCATTGTCTTAATTATAATAGTTTTCCTCTGCTAAGTCAACCTTTCTTTGATAATCGCTATAACTCTTTTGCTCAAAACTATTTCGTAATGGTTCCTATCAACTTCGCAATATTCTATATCTTGTCGGCATGTCATGCTGTTTCTAGTAACTATGCCGTCGTTGTCGCCTATAATCCAAGGAACATCACCTACTGTGGTTACAACTTGCATCCAAGGAACACGTATTTCTATATGTTTACTATTTTTTATAAACGAACTGTGAGGAGTTATATCTTTAAACAACTGGTAACTAGGATTTAATATTCCGCCCCATGTTGCTATTTCGCTACCGTTAAAAGGTGTTGCTAAACTCACTACTCCTTTTACTTTGTCCTTGAGATGTTCTTGCAAATATACAGCATAGATGCCGCCTAAACTGTGAGCAATAATAATAAAAGGTCCTTTAAGATTATCAACTGTAGACAACATATTTTCTAAATTGTCTTTAGCTGCTCCTTCTTTTTCATAATTTAAATATACTGGATTTTTTGACTTAATCGATTTGTCAATGAAGGCAAAGCTACGTTGGCTTGCTGTTGCTCCATGAATATATAATGTGTGCATGGTTATCCAATCAAGAACCCGTACCCATTTCCGCCTGCAACTGCTGTTGCTACTTCTGCTTCTAGTTTTTCCATTTCACTTTGTGCTTCTGCTTTTAGAGCGTCACCATTTAACGAAGAACCGCCTTGTGGACCTGCAATAGTAGCAAACTTTGAACGTGCTTCGCCTAACATATATTTACAAGCAGCAAGCGTATAATCTTTAATCCATTGCTTTGCAAGGTAGTCGTCAAATAATTGACTGTCTGGACGATAATTGTAGCAGTAGAGCAACAAAGTTTCTTCTGCTCTTGGACGTTGTAAAAGTGTTAAATTTTTTGTTGTTGTATTCCATTTAAATTCTATAAATGACCCAAACATTCTACCTACAAGTTCTTGATATTGTGAAAAGAAATCGTAAGTTGCAAGTCCTCCCATATTTGTAGAACTTAGCAAATAGGTATTTGTATATGCAAGATTGAACGGTTCGAATAATGTACCTCCGCCACCGCCACCTGTTCTAGATCCTATACTTCTACGGAAAATTTGACGAACTTCTACTACTTCATTTGGCAATGTATATGTATTTTGATCAATTACTGTAGGCATAAACATATATGATTCTTCTACAGAATAATCACTGCGCATACGATATCTAGTTAGTGCTTTAGTAAGTGCTGTTTCATAATGCACAGGATCTAACTCTACA